CTTAGTTCATAAAATTTATTTCTAGTCTCGCTTTTTGTTGTGAGATATAAATGTTTTGGATTGACACAATATGTGTTATTACAGGATTGATGAACTATCTTGGTATCTTCTATATCTCCTACGTAAGCCATATATGCAAAACGATGTGCAGGTATTGATTTGCCTTCATATGAAAACATGCCATATCCTTGTTTTGTTTTACTAGCCGTCCAAAAATGACAATCTTTTGTTTTTATGATTTTTTTCTCAAATCTTTTTATTGCTTTCACATCAATCATGTTATATTTATATTACAATAAATAAAAAGTCGCTTTTAAATCATCATTTTACTAAATAATCCAGTAATAATTTACAAAGATTTTATTCGGGAGATAAAATGGCTTTTCAAGTAAGTCCTGGAGTATCCGTAGCAGAGGTAGATTTAACTACCAGGATACCTGTACCTTCAGTATCCGATGGAGGTTTTGCTGGACAATTTAGATGGGGTCCCGTATTGACTCCAACAATGGTAACTTCAGAAGATGATTTGATTTTGCAATTTGGTAAACCTAATGATGCAACTCATAAATCATTTTTTTCTGCGGCAAATTTTCTTGCGTATTCAAATAAGTTGAGAGTTGTAAGAGCAATCGATGTCAATAGTGCCTTGAATGCTACTACAGGGTCGGCAGGTTTATATGTTAGTAACACAACAACTTATGACGCATCTTATAAAGACGTAACAACTTCTGGTACAAGTTTTATTGCAAAATACCCTGGAGAATTAGGTAATAGTCTAAAAATTAGCATGTGTTTGCCAGATAGAGCAAACACAACTGTTACACCTGATAATACAATTTCTTTGGCCGCAAACCAAGAGATTATTGTTACAGGAAATCTTTCTAGTGTTTTGAATGGAACAAGAGTAAATATCGATGATGCAGGAGTGGCTGGTATTGGTAAAGCAGACCAAGAATTGAGAGTTGGAGATATTCTTAGATTCGAATCTGCTGGTAGCGTTCAAACAAATCCTTTTAATAATAGACACGGTATAGTAACTTCCGTTGCAAATAATTCCTCATTTGAACTAGAACTTGCAAATGGTGCTCCTCTCTGTGGTGATGCCGCACAGATGCAACCAGAAGATAAATTGATTAGATTACCAAGAAGTTCATTTCGTTCTAAAAAAGGAGGAAATGGAATAGAACACATGGGAACTATCAGTTATAATCCTGCAACTGATGATAGTAGAACAATATCAGGTACTGATACTCGTTTTGACTATATGATTACGGTTGGAGATTGCATAGAATTTCTAGATGTAAATGGAACTAAACAAAGAAGACAAGTTACAGGCGTAACAAATGCTACAAGTCTGACAGTTAGAGAACCTTTGACTACTCAGGTAACTGCACAAGCAATCGAGACTATTGAGTGGGAATTTGCATCTGATTTTGAATCAGCTCCTTTGACCAGTACATATGCGTATAAGCAGAGCGGTAATAAAGATGCTTTGGATGAAATTCATTTAATTGTTGTTGATGAGGATGGTGATATATCTGATACAGGTAAAAAAGACATACGTGGTAAAACAACTCAAAAACAAATTTTATATAGAGGTAGTGGTTTATCCGTAGCAAACAATGCAGTTAATACTGAAGGTCAAAGACTTTATTATAAAGATGCTATTAATGATTCTTCATGGGCTTGGTGGGCTGACCACGACCCGATTGGAGATGAAATAGTAGTGGATTCTAATTCCATGACTGTTGCATGGGGACAAGACGTTCATATAACAAAACCTTTTAACGGAACTTATAATACTGCTAGTGCGCCTTTGGGTAGAAAAACATTGAGTTTTTCTAACGGTACTGATGGTATTGCCGTAGACGATGCGGACACTATAGTAGGATTTTCTAAGTTCAGGGAGCCAGGTGAAATTGATGTATCATTACTCATTTCAGGTGAGGCTTCTGATACAGTAGCACAGTATTTGATTTCTGATTTAGTGGAATATAGAAAAGATTGCATAGTTTTTGTTTCACCTTTAGAGGCAGAAGTTGTCAATAAAACGGCAAGTGTGGCAACAAATAATATTATAGCCAGAAGAGCAAAATTTCCTAGTTCTAGTTATGCATTTATGGATGGAAATTACAAATATCAGTATGATAGATACAATTCTGTATACAGATATGTTCCATTCAATGCTGATATTGCTGGAGTGTGTGCGGCTTCTGATAATATTAATCCTTTTGTTTCTCCTGCAGGTTTTGCGAGAGGTAATATTAGAAACGTATACGGAATGGCATTAGAGACAAGTCGAGCAAATAGAGATGACCTTTATCAAAATGGAATTAATCCTATTATCACTCCTAGCGGAGGAGGTAAAGTTTTATTGGGCGATAAAACATTATTATCAAGACCATCTGCTTTTGATAGACTTAATGTGAGAAGACTTTTTATAATATTGGAAAAAGCAATTGCAAATGCAGTTCAATTTTCATTATTCGAATTTAATGATGCGGTCACAAGAGGTAATTTTGTTGCACAAGTCACTCCTTTTTTAAGAGATGTTAGAGCCTCAAGAGGTATAACAGATTTTAGAGTTGTTTGTGATACAACAAACAATCCGCCTTCTGTTATTGATAGAAATGAGTTCAGAGGTGATATATTCATCAAACCTAATAGGTCTATCAACTTTATCTCATTGAATTTTGTAGCCGTTGCAAGTGGTGTTGAGTTTAATGAAGTTGTTAATGCAGTATAATAATTAAAATATTAAAGACGGGGAAAGACGGTAGTAGCCGAAGGGCGAACTTGTAAAAAAGACTTCCCCGTTTTTTTCTTTTCAATAACTACCGGATAAGGAGTATAAATGGCTTTTGATATAGCACAATTTAGAGAAAAATTTAGAGGTGACGGTGCAAGACCAAATTTATTTTATGTGACAATTAATAATAAAACCAATTTTTGGGCAGGCTCTTCTGGTTTTGAGTTTTTTTGTAGAGCGAGTCAAATACCAGGAATGACTCAGGGCGTAGTTCCTGTCAATTATATGGGAAGACAGGTAAAATTTGCAGGTAATAAAACCTATGCCGATTGGACTGTTACCGTCATAAACGATGAGAATTATGTTTACAGAGCTCAATTTGAAAATTGGATGAACCAAATTAATGGAGCTCGAACTAACATAAGAGCAGGTAATGGTACATCTTTAGAGTATGTCGCTGATGTTGTCGTTAATCAACTCAGTAAACAGGGAGGTGACCCTGGAACAAACTTTGTTAGAAGTTATGTTTTAAAAAGTACTTTTCCAACCGATATATCACCTATCACTCTTGATTGGGGTGATAATGACACTATTGAAGAATTTACAGTTAGCTTTTCATTTGATTACTTTACTGCGGCAAATGGTCCAGGAGAAGTAACTCCCGCTGATACTGTAGACGCCCCTGGTTTCGCATAATATTATAAACTTTCTGATTTTGTGAGTGAATAAATATTAAAAGTATTATATTGTTCACTCACATTCAGGAAGACACATGCCTATTGAATTATTTGGTTTTTCCATTGGAAAAAAAGAAGAAAAAAAAGATGTAAAAATCACTACATTTGCTCAAGCAGATGATGATAATGATGTATTGTCTGTTTCAGGAGGTGGAGTACATGGAGTTTATTTAGATACTGAAGGCTCCATAAAAGGCGATAATGAATTGATAAATCGTTATCGTGATATGTCTCTACAAGCGGAAGTAGAAAATGCTATAGATGATATCGTTAATGAAGCAATAGTGACTTCCAAAGATAAGCCAGTTGTACACATCAAATTAGATAATCTCAATATTTCAGATAATATTAAAGATAAAATTAGAGCAGAATTTAAAACTGTATCTAAACTTTTAGATTTTCAAAATATTGGTCATGACCTATTTAGAAGATGGTACATAGATGGTAGACTCTACTATCATGTTATATTAAATGAAAAAAATGTTAAAAATGGAATATATGAATTAAGAGTTTTAGACCCTAGAAAAATAAAAAAAGTAAGAGAGACCAAAAAAGAAAAACTTCCTAATGGACAGGTGAAAAAAGTTTATGAAGAATATTATGTATATAATGAAAAAGGTTTATATCAACAACAAGGTTATTCTTACGGCACAACATT